TATTCACAAGATCATCAAGTAGACCAGCTGGTGTGTTGGTCTGAGGCACTTCTATGGGTGCAGGTGCCTTCGTTTCTTGTTGTGTAGGTATAACCACATCTTTTTGCTTTGGTAGCCCCTGCGAAGCTTTTTGCTTAAGCAACTTAATTAAGTCAGGCGCTGCTGAATGGCTAAGCAATTTACGACGACGATGTGGCACCAATACAAGTTGTTGTGACTGTCGAAGTGCTGCAATTGGCGCATAACCGCCTTGGTTGTAGTACCTTACGGCAGTAGTTAGAACTTCATCGCGTTCAAGTTCTGTCCATCTTATTTTTTCCATTTTGATTCCTTTTGCTGATTGCGTTATTTAAGATATTTGCGTTTAAGTATAAAAGATCTGTAATGCCGTACACTTCTATTGAGTGCTTGCTTCCTTAAGTTCTGCTCTAGGCAGACATTCACTTGCCGCTCCATACGAACCACTATTCGTTCTAGAACAGCAAATGTAGGCTCTTTCCAGTTGGAATGGGCAATCTTGAACTCCTTAAAAATCTCTTTACGAGACCGCAAAGGTATTGCCAAAAGATATTCGTGAATTGCCTTCCAACGTTTCATTTGTGTGTCTTCTCGATTGCATCAATTTGAGATAAAAGATCTTCACGGACCTTCAGATAAACATCGCTACCGGCATATTCATCACGACCTTTGGCGTGGTAGAACTGCTCTTCACACCAGTCAAAGTTATCATTCTTTGCATTTGGCGGGAAGATGTTAGTCTTACCTTTAGCCGATTGACGTTGGTAGAACTGATCTGCTTTACGGAAGTCCACCAACCCTTTAAGAAACGGATACTTCTTTAAGACTTCCAGCCATAGCTTCATGGCAATGATGTTGTCTACTGTAGTTTGAATTTGTTCATCACCTCGCATAATGCAATAACCAATAAGGTCTTTAATAGTGCAGCGAACCATATAAAAATGCTCAAAATTTCTAGGCATAATTGTACGAGTATCAAGACCGTGAACAAGGCCACTATCAAGCATATCCACGTACAGATCCCTAGCAGCTGTAGTAATTTGCTTATACCGGTCATAGAAGTCCTTATTAGCCATGATCGATGGTTTGACCATCACACGATCATCACGCATATCTCTATCGCCATGAACTTGGGCTGCAAAACTAAATAGTCTGTGGCGAATTAGATGGGTTGTGTCAATCATATCCATGCCATTTACCGACCAAGTGATGTTGATCGTTTCCATGGCCGTAGGTAGTAACTCATAGCGAAACAGTTCATCAATTGTTTGGCTAACATCATCCTCTGGAAATTCCCACTGAATCTTGTCATTCCAAGTGTTCATTAGAAACACTGAAATAGTTTTCCTGAATTCTGGAATGGTAGGCGCATGGACAATTTGTACGTCTATATTTTCCAGTTGGTTAACAAACTCTATCGGATCTGTCTTCTTACCGAACTTTAGAGTTGTGTGCATCTTTTGTAGATGCGGCATTTGTGATTTACTGACTTTTGGCATTTTGTTCCTTTGTGAGTTGAATTTCGACTAAACGTGCATAACCGGCAATATCTGTCCAGCTGTCTAAATGGTTAGGTGATACAGCTAAACGAGAAAGTTTCATAACGATCTTAGAGAGATAAATAACATAGACAGGATCCATACATGAATCATGATGTTCTTCATATCGATCCGTCATACTATTAAGGATCAATGCTTCCAATGAAACACCCTCATAAAAATCACCGTAAACCTCGCCTCGCTGTTCTAAAATTTGATCTGTCGTTTTCATGGTCAAACCTTATAAGCTTCAAGCTTTTTCTCAAGTACAGATAATCTATTCTTGCTGTTTTCAAACACATCCACCATATAGCCACGGTTCCCCAGACCCATTTCATTGTCTGAATATTGTAGGCATTGGAGGGCATCGGCATAATGTACTGCTAAGGCTTCTGGTGTGTCTGAGTGGTATAAGGTGCAATATGCCCTAACCTGCTCAGGAAAGTTCTTTACAATGTCTATCTCAGCCATTTTTAAGGCTTGAGCAACTACTGGAAAGTTTTTCTTAACCATGTGGTTCACATCAGAGATCTCCATTTCAGCCAGATCATGGCAAATAGCAATCTTTAATGCTTTATCAACGTCAAACTTATACGTTTTTGACATTAGCAATACGCCAAGAGCCACAAAGAAACTGTGTGTTGCAACACTTTCATGGTGAACGACCGGCTTCATGCTATAACGTTTTGTGTGCTCAAGCGTATAGCTTTGCATAAAGAAGTTAAAGTCTTGGTCATTCATAGTGTATGCTTTCTTTTGACCAGTTTTTACGCTTAAAGACGCCTGTCTCTTGAATTTCACGTAAAGCTGCGTCGAGTTGAGTGTAGCTTCGAACAACTGAACCCGAAGCCGCCAATACAAGATTAAATTTCTGCTCTGGTAGACCACCCAACCAGAGATAGATGATCGGTATTGATTTAGCATAACACCACCCGGCCTCAAACATCGTTCCCGGATCACGACCATCAGTGACGCAAACGGTAAGGTCAGTTTGTTCAAGTGCTCTAACATTGATGTCCAATACTTGTTCAGGTGTTGTTACTCCGGGTTCGTACATGCATTCATCTTTAGGGCTGAAATACTCTAAACCTGAAAATTGCAAAACTTTTTTAATGTCTTCAATAATAGCAAGTTGTTCAGGATTAAAGAACGGACCTGCTATGTATATGTATGGTGATTTTAAGATTGTTTCCATGTTGATTCCTGTTTGATAAGGGGCCGAAGCCCCGTTGCTTAGCACCAACCAAGCCCTAGACTAATTGGAGTTAATTCAGTAACGTAAGTCCACTGTTTTAAACTATCAGGTAGTTTGGCGTATGCGTCTTTGGCAGCTTTTTCTGTGCTGTAGTCAAGTTTATCATTTAAAACTTGCTTTAGTTCTTGTCTGATTTCTTTAAGCTTTGGAAAATACTCTTTTGGAAAAGTATCTTTTAGTTTAAATCCATCTGTATGAATTGACCAATAGGTTTTACCGTGTTTCATGATTTAAGCCTTTAAGTAGTTAAGTTTTTTAGCGTTTACTGAAGTAAACAGTTGCATTGTACCACATCTGCGACAAAGTAAACACTTTATTTTTTATTTTCCCTCCAATTGTTTGATCTTTTTTGCGTAGTCCCTCACAGCATTCATAAGAGCTTGCTGCGTTTTGTCTTTATCATTGATTGCAGACACAATGGCTTCATCAATAGTGTCTTTAGCAATGATCTGATGGACAATAATGTTATTACGTTGACCTTGGCGCCATAACCTACGAATAAATTGCTCATAAGTTTCTAATGACCATGTATTACTAAACCAGATCACAGCATGACCAGCGCCTTGAAGATTTAATCCATGGCCTGCACTTTGGGGGTGTGCTAATAAAACCGAGTGTTTACCTGCATTCCATTCATCAATAACCACCTGCAGTTGTTTGCCACTTACGCCTGAGCCAATGTGTGGTGCATGAGGAAATAGCTTTTGTAGTCTAATTAAATCATGCCTAAAATGATACCCAATAATGCAAGGTTTACCGTTTAAGCCTTCGACTAACTCTTCAACGGCATTTAGCTTTTCATCGTGAATATTTTTAGTTTTACGTTCTCCACCATCCATGTAAATGGCGCCATTTGCAATTTGTTGGCACTTACCTACAGCAACAGCAGCATTTGTAGCGGTTACTTGGTCTTTATCAAACTCAATAAGCAACTTATCTTCAAGCTGTTTATAGACAGCTCTAGCTGCCTTAGGTAGTTCCACATAAACCCTATTAAGCAGCAATTCTGGCATATCAAGATAGTCCTCTGCTTTCATTCTGAGGACTTTATCTGATAGTTTTTCATGAATCGTATCGTCTGCACCAGTCTTTAATGCCCATGTATACCCACCATAGCCTGACTGATAAAAGTATGCAGTCCGAAAATGAGTAATGTATTTGCCAAACGTTGCACCACGATCAATCACTAGTTGTGGACCGAAAATGTCCATTAGACTATTTGGTGCAGGTGATCCAGTCAAGCCAAACCTACGCTTAAACTTATCCAAAAACGGATTTAGTGATTTAAATCTTTCAGTCCGCGTATTTTTTAAGTAGCTAATCTCGTCAACAA